GCCCTGCTGGCCGCCGGCGGCACTGTTGCCGGCACCCGCGTCTACCTGGACCGAGTCGACCCACTGCAGAGCGACGAGCTGCCCGCCATCCTGATCGAAGAAGACGGCGAAACCGCCGAACCCTTTCGCATTGATGGCATGGAGCAGCGCGAGCTGAGTGTGAACGTGCATTGCGTGCTGGCCCACAGCACCACCGCAGCCCCCCAGGCCCGCGCCTTTGGCTTGGCGGTTGAAAAGCTGCTGGCCAACGCCACCGCCTGGCGGCCTGACGCCAACGTCATGGTCAACCGCATCACCAGCTCCCGCCCCGTCACCAACGGCGAAGCCGACCGCCTGCTGGCCACACGCCAGCAAGCCTGGGTCTTTGCCTACCTGGTGCGGCCTGAGACACCGGACCTTTTTGTTTAAACCCTTTTCAGAGATTACCTACCATGCCTCAAATTAACGTCTGGTCAAAAGTGCAAGTCGCGGTGCAAACCGTACTCGCCTCCGCCAAAACCATCACCGGCATCACCAAAGCATCCCCCGCCGTTGTCACAGCCGTAGCCCACGGCTACACCACCGGCGCCGAAGTAAAACTCAGCGTAGCCGGCATGATCGAGCTGAACAACGCCGTGTGCAAAATCACCCAGCTCACGGTTGACACATTCAGCCTCGACGGCATCGACAGCACCCTGTTTGCCACCTTCACCACCGGCACCGCCCAGCTCGTCACCTTTGGCGCCAGCGCTGCCACCGTGCAAGACGTCAACGCCTCCGGCGGCGAGGCTGCAGCCATCGACATCACAACCATCCACGACGACACCACCAAAGAAATTCCCGGCGTCAAAAGCGCCCTGGCTTACGCCTTTGGCAGCCTGTGGGACCCCACAGACCCCGCGTTGATCGAACTCAAAAAAGCCGATAACGTAAAAGGCACCCGCGCCATCAAAATCACCTTTGCCACCGGCGCCCGCGTGCTGTTTGACTGCTACCCCACCGTCAGCATGGCCCCCGGCGGCTCCACCGGCGGCCCGGTCACCACGCCCATCAGCTTCAAGCTCACTGGCCCCATCAACAGCTACGCAACCTAACCCATGGCCGTGCTCAAGCGCGGCGCGGTGGCTGCCCCCACTGTGCCCAAAGAAACCATCGAGGTGCCCGCCCTGGGCGGTGAAGTCATCGTGCGCGGCCTGCTGCTCACCGAGCGGCTGGCCAGCCAAAACCAAATGGTGGCCCTGCGCAAAGCCCAGGCCGACAACACGGGCGACCTCAACGCCATCATCCCCGTGCTGCTGGCCCTGTGCGTGCTTGACGCTGACAGCCTGCCCCTGTGGTCCCAAGACCAATGGCAAGCCTTCGGCGCCCGCCACCCCGCGCAAGCCGTGGAGCTGTTTAACGCAGCCTGGCGCCTGAGCGGCTTTGACGAAGCGGCCCAAGCAAAAAACTAGCCCGCCAGCCGGAGCTGCGTTTCGCGCTCCGGCTGGCGCAACGAATGGGAATGACCTTGCAACACCTGTCAGCAACCATGACCGCCCAAGAATTCGGCCAGCACTACGCCCTTGAACTTGAGGAGCCACTGCCCGCCGCCCACTGGAGCATGGGCGCCGCCACGCTTGCCGCTTTGGCCAACGGCCCCCTGCAAGCGCCTGAAAAGGGCCGGTTGTGGAGCGCCAAAGACTTCATGCCCGCCCTTTGGCAGCAAGCCCAGCCCGAGCCCGAGCCAGAGGCCCCTGACACCCTTGAGCAAATCATGGCCCGCGCCCGTATGGCCGGGATGGTGCAATAAATGACTGACGCAAAAATTCGCATCACGGCCAAAGACGACACCTCTGGCGCCTTTAAAACTGCCGTTGCCAACATCAATGGCCTCAAGGCCGGCGCCAGTGGTTTGGCTGCGAGTTTTGTTGGCTTGGCTGGAGGGCTGAGCATTGCAGGCATCGTAGCCTTCACAAAAAGCGCTGTTGACAGCATTGATGCTCTGAACGACATAGCTGACGCCACCGGCTCAAGCGTCGAAAACATCAGCGCTTTGGAGGATATAGCCGCCCGCACTGGTACCACCATGGACACGGTTACCGGTGCGCTGGTCAAATTCAACGGCATATTGAACAGCGCCACGCCTGATAGCGGCGCATCCGCAGCTCTAAAAGCTTTAGGCCTTGAGGCCGACAGGCTCAAGCAACTTGACCCGGCGGAGGCTTTGCGACAAACAGCCGTCGCCCTGGCTATTTTTTCCGACGATGGCAATAAGGCCCGCATCGTGCAAGAGCTGTTTGGCAAGTCAGTCAAAGATTCCGCACCGTTCTTGAAAGACCTGGCAGAAAAAGCCGCTCTTGTTCCCACCGTCACCAAAGAAATGGCCGCAGAAGCTGAAAAGTTCAACAAAGAGCTTTTCAGTATGCAGAAAAACATTTCTGACGCTGCCCGGTATTTGTCAGGCGACTTGATTATTGGCCTAAACAAGGCCGCCAAAGCTTTCCGTGAAAGCGGCCTTATTGGTGGTCTGCAAACTCTTCTAACAGGCGATGACCAATACAAAAACGACAAAGCGCTAGTTAACCAAACCAATGAATTGCTTGCGCTTGAAAAAGAAATTTCAGCCCTGCGCGCGGGTGGTTCGGCGTTAGATGGAGCGCTAGCCACAAAAAAAGAAAAAAGACTGGCTGCACTAAAAGAAGAAATCAAGGTAACGCAGAATTACAGGAAGGTGCTAGCAGGCGACGGCGCACCAGAACCGGTTAAGCCGAGTTTGACCAAGCTCCCAGATCCTGCCAGGCCGCGAACTGGCGGGAATGGCGGCGGCGCCTCCCGTCAATCCGAGGCCGACCGGTACCTGGAAACTCTGCAGCGCCAGTTTGAGCGAACCCAAGAACTAACCGTTGTTGACCAGCTCCTGCTCGACATACAAAAAGGCCGGCTGGGCAAGGTCAGCACCGGCCAGCAAGCCCAGCTCCTGCGCCTGGCCGAGCAGCTTGACGGCGTAAAAGCCCAAACCGAAGCCGAAAAACGCTTGGCCGAAGCCATCAAAGAAACCAGCGCCGCCCAAGAAGACTTCTTCGCCAGCGTCATGCGGTCCGACGACGCCAAGCGAAACCAACTCGCCAACCTGCTGGCCGCCACCCCCACTGGCAACCTCGAAAATCAGCGCTCAGACGTGCAGCTGCTCACCGCCGAATTCGAGTCCGGCCGCATCAGCGAAAGCCTGTACCTTGAAGCCGTCACCAGCCGCCTGGACCTGGCCGCTGACAAAATGAAAACCACCAAGACATTGGCCGAAGACCTCAACCTCTCTTTCACCAGCGCCTTTGAAGACGCCATCATCGGCGGCAAGGGCCTGAGCGAAGTGCTGAAGGGCCTGGAACAAGACATCATCCGCATCATCACCCGCAAGCTCGTCACCGAGCCACTGGGCAACGCCATTAGCGGTGCACTGGGTGGGTTGATCCCTGGTCTTTTTAGTGCCGACGGCGGTGGCTACACCGGCAGCGGCCCCCGCTCCGGCGGTGTGGACGGCAAAGGCGGCTTTATGGCTGTGCTGCACCCGCAAGAAACCGTAGTCGATCACACCCGCGGCCAAACACTGGGCAAATCCAACACCGTCAACCTGGTGGTCAATCAACAGTTCGCCCCCGGCACCAGCCGCGCCACCACCCTGCAAGCCGCCTCAGACGCGCGCCGCCAGCTCGAATACGCAGGGAGAAACCTGTGATCACCGTCTACACCGACATCATCCTCCCCTCCAGCGTCCTCGCCGCCGGCGTGCGTGGCAAGCAAATCCGTTCCAACGCCCGCAGCACCGCGTTCAACGGCAGCATGCAGATCAACGTCAACTGGTCGCGCACGCTGCGCCAGTACGAGATGGGCTTTGTACCGATGACCGTCGCTCAGTGGCAGGCCATCGAGGGGCTGCATGAGGTCACCGATGGCGGCGCTTATGGTTTTTTGATGGAAGACCCGAAAGACAATGCAGTAGACACCGGGCTGCTCCGCCCATTTACAACCGCATTGGTGGGCAACATAGGCGTTGGCTACGGCGTGCCGGTGCACAAGATGTACAAGCGCTACACCTCGGCGGGCAGCACGCGGACCAAAGACCGAGCCATCACACGCCCGCGCGCCACCCCCGTGTTAAAGCGAGGCGCGGCCACCGTGGTTCTGGGCGCGGCGGCTGGCAATGCATCCATCAATTACAACACCGGCACGGCTACATTTGTGGCCGACACATCCCAGGCCATCAGCACCGTGACAGTGGGCGCCAGCACCGTGCTGACCTTCGCCAACGCCACCGGCATCATCGCCGCGCTTGCGGTGGGAGAGCGGGTCTATTTGACAGGCATCACCGGCACGGCTGCAGCCACACTCAACAGCCTGAGCCACGCCATCACTGCCAAGGATGCGACCGCCTTCACCCTGACGATTTCCACCGCGACCACCGGACTTACAGCCGCCGGAGGAACTGCCTGGAAATACCCGCAAGCCAGCGAGGCGCTCACCTGGACGGGCAGCTTTTACGTACCGGTGCATTTTATGAACGACGAGATCGACTGGGAGCTGGTGCGCTCCGGCCCCGTGGATACCCGCCTCATGGCTGGCCCGAGCGTGACCCTGATGGAGGTGAGGGAATGAAAACGCTCCCCACCGCACTGGCCACCCATTACGCCGGCGGCACCACCACACTGGCCGACCTGCTCAAGATCACCCGCAAAGACGGTGCGGTGTACGCNTTCACCAGCGCGTCAGAAGACGTCACCATCGNCGCCCAGCTGTACACCAGCGCGCAAGGCCTGGACATTTCCAGCATCGAGGTGAGCGCAGGCCTTGCCGTGGACAATCTGGAGCTGACCACGCTGGACGATGGCACCCTGTTTACCAAGCTGGAAGTGCTGTCTGGCAAGTGGCGCAATGCAGCTTTTGAGATCAGCCGCTACAACTGGGCAAGCCCGTCTGACGGCGTTGAGGTGCGCATGGTCGGCACAATTGGTGAAGTACACCTCAATCGGGGAAGCATCGTCGCAGAGCTGCGTGGCTTGCAACAGGCCTTGCAGCAGCCCATCGGCTCCGTCAGCAGCAAGACCTGCCGCGCCCGCCTGGG